GCTATTACAGCAGGTACTGGTTATGCTTCTGTCATCGAAGGTATTACTAACCTTACCGATGACGTAGGTTCTGGCCTGACTGTCGATACTGGTTCTGCCAACGATAAGGCTGATCCTTCAGATATCGCATCTGCTCGTACAAAGCTTGGTAAGTATGGCCTCCAGCTCGGTGCTGACCTTGTTTACCTTACTTCAATCGAAGGTTACAATAACCTTGTAACGACTTCGGACTTCCAGACTGTTGATAAGTTTGGTCCAAACGCAACTTACCTGACTGGTTCAGTCGGTGCCGTATACGGTATTCCGATTGCCATCACCGAGTTCCTTGATAACGTCGGTACTACAGGTAACGATATCGGCGCCCTGATCTATAAGCCTGGCTTTATGATCGCAGAACGTCGTGGTATTGAGATCGAGAGCGAGTACGAACCTCGCCAGCAGGTCACTGCAATGTATATGTCAACTCGTATTGACTTCAAGGCACTGACCACGAACTCAAGCAACGCTCTGGATGCTTCTAAGTATTCATACGCTGTTACAGTTGAAGCTGGTTGATAATAACTAGTTAAATTGTTGACTTTTAAGGGGGAGGCGGTCACCGCCTCCCTTTCTATTATAAGGAGAGAATTATGAGTATAATTCCTGAGCATATTACAAACCGTGAAGAAGCCCTGTCTTGGCTTTTGCGTCACGGATACAGCGAAGACCTTGCCCATGCAGAATTAGAGCATTGGGAAGATGTTGAAGTTGAAATTATTGAAGAAGCTCCTGTTGTCGAGATCGAAGAAGACGACGAAGAAGAATGGGAGTACGAAGACGAAGATGAAGAAGAGGAAGAGTGGGAAGACGAAGAGGAAGAAGATGATTCCGACGAATCTTTACCGTCTGACTCAGAATATTAATTAAAAGGGGAATCCTATGGTAGATAGACTAGAAGAAAATCTTGGTAAATATCCGTTTGTTGACTTAGCGCAGGTTAAAGATTATTTGTCTATGTCTAGCAATACGAGTGATGCACGCTTGTCTAATGTGATCAATTACGCTACTGGTATGGTTGAGCATTATATTGGTCAAGAAGTGTTAGCTAATGACTACGTAGAAGTTTTTGATGGCGGTAAAAGTTCTGTAATGGTTTCTAGATTACCGTTAAGTAATGTTTATCAAGTTACAGAGTTTAATGGTGTTGAGGATAATATTCTTGACGACCCTTCTACCATAGGAAGACCTAATCCATCAGGAACTGATGAGATGAGCATTGTTTTTAAAAATGATGCAAAATTAAATACACGCACAAAGAATTTTGGAACGGCATCTCTTGAGGTAGGCTTAAACGATTTCGTGGTTTCTGGTAATGTTCCAGATCAACTAAAATTTGAACAGGGTGAGTTTACTATCGAGTTTTTTGTTCGCAGTGATTCTGCGTCTCTACCTACTAATAGTATCATCAAGTTTAACACGGACTCGACTAATTTCATGGAATTCGGTTTAGATTCCGCAAATGGCATGTTTGTCGATACTACAATTTCAGGATCATCTACAAGAATTAGAGGATCAAACGCAACACTTGCTGCGTCTAATTACGCCGCTAGATATTTTGCTCATGTATCATTTAGTTATCATTCTCAAGAGCAGAGAATGTATTTACACTTTAACGGTAATACTTTAAACAACGTTTCGTATACAGTTTCTAATCACACATTTACCTCTAACGTAGAGTTAGGAGGTAATTTTGCTGGGTACGTGGATGAAGTACGATTTTCAGATAAGGCTCGTTACACTGCTGATTTTACTCCACCTACTAAAAGATTTAGACCTGATAACGAAACGGTTACTTTGATTCACTTTGACGGTAAAAATAAAGCTAAAGAGGCAAAAGATGTACACAACGCTATAAATGAGTACTCATTTACTAGAGACATGGGTGAGGTGACAAGAGACGTTGGAGGTGTAGGAGTGAGAGGAACTTATCCTACGATTCGTAATTCTTATCCTGCAATGACTTTATCTGGTCCGCCCTCTTTTCAGCCTTATCCCTCTGGAGTTAAGATTGAGTATCGTGCAGGATATGAGTCAAACGAGGTTCCTCAAGACCTTCAAATGGCTACTCTTGATGTTATCAAACTAATTTATAAACAAGATCAAGAGAAAAAGGGTTTTTCTTTCGAAGGAGAAAGAGGGGATAAATACCCACTCGCAGGTAATTTCCCTCCCCATATTAAGAGGATACTTGATCTGTATAGGATCATTACCTAATGGCTAGAATACCAAAAAGATTAAGGTTACCTGGTGGTAAGCTTGAGTCTGCTAAAGCGTTTGAAACTAGAACTGGTTTCACAGTTACAGGCCAACGTATTAAACAGAACGTTACAGTAACTAATAGCGATCCTAATCTTACTCAAGTTACTGGTAGAGCTAAGGCTAAAAAAGAAGTTTCTACTGCGGTAAGAAACCAGATTATTAGATATCTTTCTGATTACATTTCAGAGGAAATACCTGGCTTCGGTAAGAAAACATCACGATCTCAAGCTTTTAGAGACTATACAGGACTTACAGGCGATGTTTCTCCTGATGCTGAAGTTGACATCAAAGCTTTTGAAAAGCTTACAGGTATTAAGATATCGCAAACTAATGTTCTTAAAGAGAACGCAGAGAACGTAGGTTTCTTTGAAACAAAAGTTGGTGGTCTTGGTACTGGCTCCACTCAGGTTTCTTTTACGGCTCTTGAGCTCGCTGGTAGGAATGACCCTACTAGCTTTGGGGTTGTTCAAAGTAAATTAGATCAATTAGGTAGAACTAACTTACAGGGTAGGCAGGCATACGATTTCATCTTTACTAATAATATGTTAAGAGGAAAAGGCGAACAAATCAAAAAAACTATCCAGGCTAAATTTGAAAATCTTCTGATTGTTAACGCTTATGATGATGATAAAAAGGGAGGCAGAAGTTTACAGTTTAACTTTATTGAAAGTCCCTTAAAAGGGGTAAATCTTAATAATCCTGCTGAGTTTGCAAAATATATTGACCTTCGTATTCGACCCAGAACAGAGTCAAGTGGTGCGATGAAGAAAGCAGGGCGTACACAACGTAGAGTGATTTCTTACAGAGTTGAAGCAAAACCCACAAAAGAACTTATGAAACGCTGGGAGTATAAAGACGTCACTAAGAGAATTGCGTCAGCGCATAAAGGAGCTTTTTCTAGTGCTATTAGGATTTATATTGAGCGTAGAATTAAACAGTATGCCGCCTCGGGTAGCGTCTCAAAAGAGAAAGTCACTGATCTATTAGCATTTACTGTAGCTCTAGCTGAAGAATTTAAAGCTGGAGGTTTTACTCCTTTATCTTTGTCTACAAAAATAAGACCACCTAAGAACTTAGGTCTTAAAGAGGGCAAGGCTGCTGTTTTGGCAGATATCCCAGATGAACCAAAGTCTATGCAAAGATTTATTTCAGGAGTACAGCTTACTGAACTTGTCCAGAGAAGACTTGGTAAGACCATGAGAAAATTTGGTGATCCTCAAGCCCCTGACTTAGTAGAACGCTCTGGTAGATTTAGGGAAAGTGTAAATATTGTTGCAAACTATAGAAAAAACGTTATAATGTATACTTATAATCCTGTGTATGATAATTTAAATAGGTATGGTTATAGACCTAGTGAGCAGGTAGGCAAGGCAACTAGAGAAGTAGTTCAAGGACTGTTTGCTAGAGCATTTAACATAGTAAAGGGTTGATATGGCATCTAGAAGAAAAGAAATCGTTGAATTTTTAGTCGGTGAGTTAAAAAATATCGATGGACAAACTTCAACATATAGTGCATCATACACATACAATAATAATTTGTTTAATAACGCTTACAGAAAGTTAAGGTTTTTAGACGAAGTAAATGACTTTCCAGCGGTATATGTATCTGCCGGAACCGAATTTAGAAACTTCAATTCTAAAAGTTTGACGGTAGCGTCATTAGACGTTACCATAAGAGCATACGTTTATGGAGAAGATAATTCTCAAAGTCTAGCCGATGATTTAGTTCAAGATATTGAACATGTCATTTATTCATTGGAAGATAAATCGGACATTGGAATATTGGATATAACTATAGATAATATTTCCACAGATGAAGGTTTAGCGACTCCTTATGGGCTGGCTGAAATAGAATTAACCACAGTTTATAGACTGAATAATTAAGGAGAAAAAACATGGCATCTCTTAACCTACAGAGAAATTCAGAAGTGTTCTTTTCAACCATTGACTTGATCAATGGTGCAGCCGTTACTTCAATGACTCCTTCCAATACTTGGAAACTTGAGGTATTAGCAGGTTTTGCAGTGACCTCTTCTGCTGCTACACAAGATATTACTTCACTCGAGTCTGGTACTAACCCAGATCGTTCACAACAAAGATTTAATACTGCTGTTAACCCTGTAGACTGGAACTTCCAGGTCTACCTTCGTCCTACAGCTATCGAAACAGGTGCCTCCTCAGGCGGCACGACAGCTCTTACAAACCATACTGGTAACGTTAAGCCAACAGCTGATTGGTTTATGTGGCAGTCAATGGTATCAAATACTAAAGTCGCGTCAGGCGCAGTTGAGAACTCTGTCTGGTCAACAGGCGGTAAGCTTGAAACTACTAATGTTGCAGCAGGGACAGGTTCACACTCAACCCGTTCTAACTTCTCAACTGCTGTTCAGAACCATCTGTATTTCAAGCTTGATAATGTTATCTATCAGGTTTCAAACGCTACAGTCAATCAGGCAACTGTTGATGCAGGTATCGAAGAGATTGCGACTGTTACTTGGGCCGGTTTTGGTACTACCATGAAAGAAGTTACGGGTGTTCCTCGTGATAACGCTATTGCAGTGTTTGGTGGTTCAAACAACAACGGTGATTCTATCACAGCTAACTCGAATGCTCTTGCAGCTGACGCAGAAGCTTCATATCATCCATTTGGTTCGATGAACGTTGCTGGCTCTACTGCTACTAACTCGTTTATTAAAAATCGTCTTAGCGCAATTGAGTTCCATCATAAAGCTACTGCTTCAGCTTCAGATGAGAAGTTTACTTTCCCAGTGACTGCTCTGAGCTTCGATTATAACAACAATATTACTTATTTGACTCCAGAAGAACTTTC